GGGTCCGCCGCCTGACGCAGACGGGGTCACTCCGTTGATGACCACCGCGCTCGTTGTGGGTGATGCTAATGCACCCACCTGTGATGTGCGGACAACAGCGCCTAATCCAGGTAGAGCAACGGGAACACCGCCTGATTTGGACGCCTTAGCACTACTTCCGGCTGGAACATACTGCGCGGCGGCCTTGACGAAGGATGTGAAATCCGACCCAGATGGGCGCAGGACCGGCATTGTTACTCTAGGACAAGATAAATCCAGAGAAACCGGTGATTATGTAGTGGTTAGACTTATTTGTCGAATTAAACCATTGTTTGCACCAGACGTCGTTAAGATGACATTACCGGCAGAATTTACCGCTATCCTTGATGGGTAGAAGAAACTCGCGCCCGTCCCCGTGCCATCTTGATTCGCAGCTGTATTGTTTCCGGCAATAGTTGTGACGACACCCGAATTTAGCGCATACGTTGATGTTCTGACAAGTCGTATACGCTGATTGGCACGATCCGGTACAACAATTGTTCCATCGGGGAGAACCGCACACTCGGCATATTCAGCATTGAAGCTTGCGGCCGCTCCCGTGCCGTCGGCAAAGCCGGGGGTGCCACTACCTGCGATCGTCGTTACAACACCGCCTGGATAGGTAACATAACGAATAGTTGGTCCGTCATTTACAATGAGGTTCCCGTTAGGGAGAGTTGCGATTCCCCATGGTCCACTGAAACTTGCACCCGTAGTAGTTCCATCTATAGATGCAGCTGTAACGTTACCGCCAGCAAAGAGTGTGACTGTCCCTGAACCCGCGTAGTTCGATATGGTGATAAGCCGAAGAGAGTGACGGCTACCACCAGCATCGCATACCATCAGATTTCCGTCTGGGAGCCGTGTAACACTGTTCGCATACCCGAATACCGCCGCCGCACCTGTTCCGTTAGTTTGTGTTCCACTCGTCGCACTTCCTGCGATAGTCGTGACGACGGCTCCGGGATACGTGACGTGGCGAATCGCCGCCTGCTCGGTTGTGATCAAGTTTCCATTAGGAAGGGCATGTATACTGAGTGGAATCTTAAACAAAGCACCTGAGCCTGTCCCGTCAGCGTAAGCCTGTCCCGGGGTACCAGCAAGGAATACTGCTGTAGTTCCTGGATAAGCAAATGTATAAATTGATGCGAGATTATAGTCAAAAACTGCTACCCTACCACCAGCAAGGAACTGTATTCCATTGGTACCAAAAAATCCGGATGAAATATATGTCGTCACCACGGCGAGATAGGTGACAACTGTATTTGTTACGGCGGCAACCACAGCTATAATAGACGGAATAGACAGAGTTGTGTTTGTGGGAGATGCCCGAATTGCGACGATGGATGCCTTGGCAATAGCACCTAATCCTGCAGGTGCCACCATCATACCACCCCCTGATTTGGAGACCTTAGCACTACGTCCGGCTGGAACATACTGCGCGGCGGCCTTGACGAAGGATGTGAAGTCCGACCCAGATGGGCGCAGGACCGGCATTATGGTTTACGGAGAGAAAAGACTATCAACATAATGCGGTTCGTTCTTATCAGCACGCACGTAGATCAAACGACGGGGTATTCCAAGGTCGTCTTCAATCTCCTCAAGCAGCTTGCAAAGCTGGCTCCAGCGGTCAAGACCTATCATTTTGGGTTTCAGCGTCACCCGTCTCGTGGAAACATTCGCACGGTGCCGTCAGGTGTCGTTGCCTACGATGCAGCTGCAAACGAGGATCCGAAGGAGGAGGGCTTTGGCTTCAACAAGATCCACGAGTACCTGGAGATGGTCAACCCCGATGTAGTCATGATCTACAATGATCCTCTGATTATCCACCGCTTTGTGGAGGCCATGAAGTACACCAAGGAGACGTCACCGTATAAGCTGTGGGTCTACGTGGATCAGGTGTACGAGGGAATTGCTCCTCAGCTGGCCGATACGATTCGCACGAATGCTCACCGTGTCTATTGCTTTACGCAGTATTGGACGGATGTCTTCAAGACATATGGTGAGTTTCCCGATGTGCGCACACTGGAGAATGCGGTGGATACGACCATGTTTTCCAAGCTTCCTGATGGAGTCCGAACCACCATTCGGGCGACCATGAGTCTGCCGTTCAATGCCGTTCTCATGGTGAATGCAAACCGCAACAGCCAACGGAAGCGTCACGATCTTGCCGTCATGGGATTTGTGGAGCTTCTTTCTCGTGATCCCACGAAACCGTACTACTTCATGATTGTCACGGGTCTCAATGCTCAGCAGGGCGCCTATTACGACATTAGCCGAATCTTCACGACAGAGCTCAAGCGTCGTGGACTCAACCCCGAGGACTTTACCAAGCGGCTTATGCTGGTGGATACGTCAGCAAAGCCCGTGCCTGATTCCGCCATCAACGAGATTTACAATGCTGCGGACATTGGCGTGAACACCTCCGATGGAGAGGGGTTCGGGCTTTGTCAGATTGAGCACCTGTATACGGGTGCACCGCAGATTGTGACGGACATTGGAACCTACCGTTCTTTCATGGACGAGACGGTGTGTGGATTCGTCAAGCCTGGTGACCGTATCTACTACTCAGGCACCATGCCGCTCGGACTGTGGGCCCCGAGCTTCAGCTACAAGGACCTTGCGGATGAGATGGAACGCATGATCGCCGCCCTTCCTCAGTTCAAGAAGGCCGCAGCGGCCTACACCTTCAAGACGTGGAACGAGGTGTGCGCGGCGTGGCTGGAGGATGTGAAGGCGGCTAAAGCAGAAACCGGATTGAAGTTGGTGACATCATAACGCCCATACGCAGCAGGCGCTGATGGTCGTCCCACGCAGGTCCATCAAACACTTCCTTTGTATTCGGATCAATGATGAGTGAGATGCCCTTGATGAGGACTTTTTGCAGACGGCGGTGCTTCTTGGATGTGTTGCGCAGAACAGTGGCATCCAAGTCTTCACTCTTGATGTTCGGCTTGAAGGCCAAGTCCTCTCCGGTTGTGGTGCTGTCAAATCGCATACAGGACACCTGCGGACGTTCGCGGGAGTGGAGCTTTCGGTGAATCTCGCAATCCACCGCCGACTCCTTCAGCAACAGAGACATTCGCTGACCAATGCGCTCCTTTTCATATGCCGTTTCATACAGGTACTCATCCGTGGACATGAATGTCTCCACAGGGTCGCCCTCATAGCGCTTTGTGACCATATCGTTACGACGAATGGCCACAATGTTCGGGTATTCTGCGGATTTCATCTGATCCTCCGTAAAGACTGAAATGTAAAAACTGACCTTGACTGTGCGCTCCTCCATCGGAAGGGTTGCGTGAGAGCAAATACGAATTGCACGACCAATGACCTGATCGTGGCGAGCCGGAGTCCAGTGCGGTTCCATAATGTGAACGTGGCGGACATTGGTGAGTGTAATGCCTTCTGCGCCCGACGCTGAAGCCATCAGCACCTTCAGAATCTTCTTGCCACGCTTTTCCACACTTTCCTTGAGAGAGGGCGGAAAGTTCTTTGAATAGACACCGTTGAAGATCTGACGGGTCAGGTCACGCTCTTCCTCCTTCTCCTCGCCTGTGTAGAAGGTGTAGGCCGGACGGTCATCCATCTCAGGATCTTCTACCCACTGGTTTGCAGAGTGAGACAGCTTGTATCTCTGCCATCCCGCGTGTTCAAGCACAGCCGACAAGACGCCCAGTCCTTCCAACGAGCGATACTGAGAGTAGATAAACTGATTTCCGTCCTTGGACTTCTTTATGTTCTTCAGAATTCGCAGCATCTTGGGGCTGAAGATCTCCAACCCCTTTTCAGAGAGATACCGATCGGGTTCCGCCAAGAGCTTCTTTCGAATTTCGTCACCTGATACCTTTTGCGGCTTGTCTTCTGCTGCTCCTTCCTCTACCTCGGGCTTCTTCATGTCAAGAGGAAGCGCATAGTCGCAGACCAGGCGTGTCGGAACTCGGAAGGTACTGAGGTTCTCATTCAGCTTGCTTCGTCCTCGGCGAGAATCAATCTTCATTTCAATCCAACGGGCTTCAAGGTAGCGCGTGAACTGTTCTTTGGACATCGGAACCTTCTCCAGTGTATCCTCAAGTTCGATGCGTTTCGGAAGAAGGCGCTCGTCGGCACCCTTGAAATACGAAACAAGTCCTTGAATACGACGACGAAACAGCATGGGGTTCTTCACATTCAGTCCATCAATAAACAAACTTGCAAACTCTTCATAGTCTGTGGGCAAACACTGAAACTCTTCGGTTGTCACGCGCTCCGTGGCAATCTCACCACCACCGACCTCAGTCTCAATCTTGGTCTTTACCGATGCAACCCAGTCTGCGGCCTGAGAAATGTATGGCATGTCCTTCATGTACTGAACTGCAATACGATCACCCTCTCCATTGTACGTGGAGCGAAACTGGGGAGGATTGCGCGTGACCATCACCTGCTTTTTCAGGGTATTGAACTCAATCGTATCGGTCTCGGGAAGAGTACGAAACGCCTTGGTAATCTTCTCCTCGTCCCACGTAGGAATGGTCTTAAAGGGAATGGTGATTCGCTCAATCGGTCCCCGCAGAAGGTTCATCATGAAGGCAATTTCATTCGGCGAGTTAATGATTGGAGTTCCGGAGAGCAATACAATCTTGCAGCGCTGGGCACGGTAGATGGACTCATACAGCTTTCCGGTAATCTCAGACTCGTTAATGACACGAGAGATCAAGTTGTGGGCTTCATCGATAATGACCACTGAATCGTCATACATTCCCTCCTTGGTGTACTCGGCAATGCTCGTTCGTGTCAGTCCGTTGTAGCGAACAAAATTGAAGCGTTGATTGAGAATGTCCTTGATCTGCTCGCGAATCGCCGCCTTGTCCTGAGTCGACAACCCCTCAAAATTCGGCTGCTGACTTGACGTTGTGACAAAAATGCGATTGTGCTTGTCCATGAATGTCTCCGAAATGCCCAGTCGTTTTCCCACCTCACGCACCTCGGCTGACATTTGGCGCACAGTCCAATGGTTCTCCACCGCATAGATGGGGTCGCCGCACTTCTGCAGTTCCTCACGAAAGTTGGCTTCCAAGGACGCCGGAACCATGACGTAGACCTTGCTGGTCGACAGCAGCGACTCCGCCACGGCAATAGAAGAGCACGTCTTGCCCGATCCCAGTCCGTGATAGACCAACAGGCCCCGATACGGTGTCTCAATCTTCAGGTAGTCCCGAATAAGCTTTTGATAGGGAAAAAGCTCACGACCCGTGCCCGTCCGTTTGGCGCACAGATCAATGTTCTTATCCTCTTCGTCCAACGGATCTACGTCCTTTGCTCGGTAGTCCGACTTAATGAACTGCCGTGTGATGGCGTCTGAGAACGCCCTCCTGTTTGGCAATACGTAATCGCTCATTGTGTTTGGTGTGGAACTTTTTACACTACTTCATACAATGGATATCGCCCGACGCAATCATCGGATGTGGATGGTGACCATCTATTTGTTCCTCATGGCTGCATTCCTCTACCTGAAACCGTCCATCGCCTTTGGGCGTGAAGGACGGATTCGCCCGTTTGGGGCAACCGATCGGGAAGCAACGGTGTTCCCGTTGTGGTGGTGGGTGTTTGTGATTAGTGTGGCTGCATACTCAATTACGGTCTACCTCGCAGGGTTCCGCTTTACGTCCTAACCAGTTTCAAAGGTCGTCACGATGCTTCGTAGTTCATTGATCATTGCGCCCCTCTGAACATGGTGAGGACGGACAAGAGCCGTGCACTCGTCAAACGTCTTCCATGCAATACCCGAGATCTCTCGGCGTTGCATTGGAGTAAACCGCTGGGTCAAGTCAATCATCTCTGAGCGCTGGGCCAGTGCGACAAAGTAAATGTGGCGATACGTAATGCCATTCAGTCCCTCAAACGTTTCTTCAAGGCGGATGTTCTTGAGAACAAGGTAGGCATCGCGGGGAACGTTTGTCTCTTCACCAAACTCACGGATCGCACAGTCTACGTCACTTTCACCCCGAATTCTGCGCCCCTTTGGAAATCCCCATTCAGGCTCCTCGTAGATTGAAGGGTGCTTGCTCACCAGTGCAGCCCAGTCCAACTGCTCAAACCTTTCCTTTGACGTGGCCATCTCGCCATTTCCGTGATCATCGCCCCACAAGCTTTTCCAGATGGTTTCAATAGGCGTATCGCTAATTAGGCGCTGCTCGGAGACTGTCATGTTTCCAATCAGGCGCCCAACGTAGTCCAAGTCCGTAGGGTCGTACTTTCCTCGCATAAATTCCGCGAAACTCATGCTGTCTTTCCTCCGTATCATCAGCAACCGAGAGGTTGATGGATCAATCGGAAGGGAGGAACTATCTGCAAGAATAAGCCCACATGATAAGACCGGGTCTCTACACGCCCGAAAGAGGTGACCTCGTGTTCCGCAGTTGTTACAATACATTACTTGTTGTGACCTTGCGGGTAGATCTATTCGTTTTTCCATTGTGTCTTACCACAACTTCCTTTGTAAGTGATACATAAATGGGATCCTCTGCTTCACAACCCATCCCAGGTGTTGCTGCCCCCGCAGGCTTCAATGCCTTGAGCGTGGTGATGAAAGTCCTCGTGTCTCTTGTTGGCCTTGTCATTCTACTTTTCGCCGCACTGTTTATCTACAATGCAGTTGCAATGTCCACGGGGAAGCCGGGAACATCTATTCTGGGATCGCCTACAGTTCCTGATCAGGCACCCCTCCCACTCGACGGGAAAACCAGAAAAGTGATTTCTGCCGCCAATGCACCCATCACACAAGGCGCAGACAATAGCGTTCAATTTTGGATGTACATCAAGGACTGGGATTATCAGTTTGGTGAGAAGAAGAGCATCCTGTATCGCCAAGACGCAACGACTGCAACGATCCGAAACCCCGAAATTTCTCTCCATCCGACCGACAATAGTCTTGACGTCGCTGTCTCGATCTTTTCCGAAGATTCAACCGATACATCGTCAACAGGCGATACCTACACCTGCACGGTAGAGAACGTTCCTCTTCAAACCTGGTTCTCTGTCTCTGTTGCCGTCTTCCAGCGCAACTTGGATGTCTACATAAACGGCAAGCTCGTCAAGTCCTGTGTCCTTCCGGGCGTGCCGCGTCCGGCGGCCGGAGACATTATCATCGGTGACGCCCAAGGATTTTCGGGGTCCGTGTGCAACGTGCATGCCTATCCCAACATGATTACTCCATCGGATGCATCGGCCTTCTTCTCGGCGGGAACCAACTGTGCATCGTTTGCTCAGCCCGGATCAACAAACACCACAACAAAGGGCTCCTCACTGACACTCTTCGGATACACCTTCACGTTTGCTGTGAGAGATAGTTCGGGTAACATCATCTCAGAAACATCTGTCTAAAGTATAATGCGAATTTTGCTCAAATGCCCAACTCGTTCTCGTCCAACTCAATTCTTAACCGTTCTTCAGAAATATGTTGAGCTCGCCAACCGTCCTGATCTGTTAGGGGTCTGCGTATCCTGCGATGCCGACGATGCAACCATGACACCAGGAGATATTCAGCGTACAATCAAAAACATCACCCATACAACCGCATGGTCCGAGATCTACTACGGAACCAGCAAGACAAAGATTGAGGCTGTGAATGCAGACATGAGCTCCGTTTCGTGGCCGTGGGACATTGTCGTTGTGGTGTCGGATGATATGCGCCCGCAGATCAAGGGGTATGATGACGTTCTTCGTTCGCACATGACGGCGAACTTTCCGGATACCAACGGAATTCTATGGGTAAATGACGGGACACAGGGGGAGAAGCTGAATACCATTTCTATTATGGGGCGCTCGATGTATACATCCTTTGGGTTCCTCTATCACCCCGACTACAAGAGCCTCTTTTGCGACACGGAGTTCACAGATCTTTGCAAAGGGAGTCTGGCGTCAAAGTGTAGATACATTCCATATGTTCTCATTCGTCACGAGCATCCGGGCACTGGATTCCCTGAACGAAATGACGGGCTGTATGCACGGAATCAAAGATACTGGGCTGAAGACATGTACACCTACATTTCCCGAAAGAAATACGAATACGATTGGAGTCTCTTAATTGCAACCATTCCCGGACGCGAGCAGAGTTTGCAGCGGCTTCTCCAAGCGATCAATGAATATCGCGCGGCAATCTGCCCGGATCTTCGTATTGAAGTTTGTATCGCGTTTGATAACCGTGAGAAGAAGATCGGAACAAAGCGTCAAGAGCTTCTTCAGTCGGCCAAGGGGAAGTATTTTTCGTTTATTGATGACGACGATACGGTGACGGCTGCGTATTTTGAGGATGCGCTTGCCACCATTCGGGGTGGATTTCACTGTTGTCGCCTTCGGGGACAGATCAATCAATACACGTTCACGCATAGCATTCAAAATACCTTGACGATGCCCATGTGCAGGGGAGACGAGTTTCTACGCCCCCCAAATCACCTAAATGTTATTATGACGGATATTGGGAATCTTGTGTCCTTTCGGAGTGTGACACGGGGCGAAGATCTAGATTGGACAATTCGCCTTGCAAAAACCGGATGGCTCCGGACAGAATACACATCCGATCACAGCCGCATCCACTACATTTACAACCTTGGCAATCGGACAATTGATCCTGGAACAGCCGAGCAGCAGCGCACAATCACATATCAGGTGATGTTGAAGATGGTATGGGAAGAAGACGGTGCCGTGCCGCCGCAATCCCAGCCTCGCACTGCGAAGCTCCGTCTCAGTGCAAGAGGCTTTGTTTCTAAGTAGTAGGTAATGGGTGCTGTTGAGATTGTTGGGGGTATTGTCGTTGCCGTCGTTATCGGGATCATTGTGTGGCAACTCGTGTCAGCCCAACCCAAGAAATCAGACATGGTTGACATTATCCCTGGATCACTTTCGGGGAAGCAAGTGAAGACTGTGTCTACTTCACTTGATCGGTCATTCAACCAGCCGGAGGGCGCCACCTTCTCGTATACTGGGTGGATTCTCGTGAATGATTTCACGTATAACTATGGCGAAAAGCGGACCATCTTCACGAAGGATGATTCTCCGGGTCTCTACCTGGACACAACGTCCAACTCGCTGTTGGTGACTGTCAATACGTATGCCGACACTGCCGAGAGTGTCCTGATTAGTAACATTCCTGCAAATAAGTGGGTGCACTTTGCCATCATTGTAGATCAGGACGCAATGGACGTGTACATCAATGGCATTATTCGTCAGCACCACTCCTTCTCGCAGCTCCCCAAACAGAACGATGCGTCTATCACGGCGGGCGGTCGTGCTGGGGCCGGATGGGACGGTGTTCTTGCGACTCTTCAATATACTCCGCGTTCCTTGTCAGCAGGCGAAGTGGCTGCTCTGACAGCGAACGTTCCAAAGGACGATTTGCGCGCAACACCGTCGGGACCGCAGTACTTTGATTTAACATGGTACACTGGACGAACTTAATTCTTGGCTCACTATAATGAGCGCCGGTGGTCAAAATAGTTCGACACTTTCGGGTATCCAGGGAATGCGTATTCGTGACGCGTCCGATGTAGATGCACAGAATCGACTGCGTGAAATTTTTCAGATGTTCAATTCGTCCACTCCTAACGCCGTCCGTCCTCGCATTCCGAATGGAAACGACAACTACCTCCAGTTTCTGCAGGGCGTTAAGGAGGTGTCCTCCAACGTAGCGGGTGGATCCGCGTCCTGTACTGCCTGCGCCGGACTGACCTACAATGGAAATGGACTGGTTCTCACGTATCGGAACGGGAACTTTCCTCCGGTTTAAGATCCTTGAGTTTTGCGAGTGCGCTCTTGGCCTTTCTCTTGGATGCTGGATCACTGGGGTCATATGTGAAGAAGTATTCCAAGTATGCGGCGGACGACTTATCCTTTCCGAGATCCGAGTACATCTTTGCCTTGTTCCGCTTCATATCCGTCAATGTCTCTTGCTCCCCAATACATTCCTTGGGGGTCAAGATGTCAAACCGCCGATCGGGCTTCTTATTTGCGAGGTCCACAAGTCGCTGGGCAATGCAAAGAACGCTGGCAATATTGGACTCGTCTGCACCCGAGTACATGTACGCAAAGAAGAACTGAAGTGTGGTCGGAATGCTGGCCACACGAACACCATTCCGCATCTCGTGAAAACTGTGGCACGCAGTTGTCTCGTAAAACCGAAACAGTGATTTCGTACCATCCTCGTTCATGACCATGGTGCGCCGAGGAAGAATATCGTTTTCTTCGTGGACTACAACCTTCTCGCCTTTTGTCAGTTGTTCAATAGTCTCGCGCTCGGCCAGAAGTCCAATCGGGGTTGTCCACTTTTGACCAAGGTGAATTTCCGCTGCACTCACGCTAAGCAGAACAACGGGCTCATTCTGGAGCATTTTGATGACGCCTCTTTGCTGTTGGGGAGTCAGATGATCGTGCGATGCCCCTTCTTCTTTCTTGCATGTCACCGGATGGGCAGCATTCAAAAGCTGGAGGCGCTTGTAGACCTTCTCCCAGCGAGACACATCTCCACGAGGACGGCTTAATTCAAGGTACATGGACATCCGCAGAAAGTTCGGAGGTACATAGTGAATGCCGTTACGAACCTCTGCCTGTTTCCACAGCCGGTCAAAGACTTCAGGTGTCAAGCTGGTAATGTCGGCGACACCCGTGTAATCTGCAAACACCTTGAAGGTTCCAAGGTGAGCGCCCGACTTGACTTCAACCTCCTTGATTCCGCGCGCCTTGAGCTGATTGGCAATGATCACTGAATGGGCTTGAGGCGTCTTGCTAAAGAAGTCATAATCCGGAACTTCCTTTTCAGGGTCATAGAATCGGTCTTTCTTAGGCAAAAGGTTATTGATCGCCGTACCACCGTAACAAAGTACAGGGTGTTTCTTCAGGAATGCTTCTACGACACTCAAGCTCGTCTTGATCGCCGGGTCGGCGGCCGCGGCACGGTTGTTTTCATCCTCAAGATCCTCAATAATCTTGGTGAGGTCCTCCATTAAAAATGGATAGGAGTTTGTTTTTATCTCTGGAAGCAGCAAGAATGCCACCTAGACAGTACAATCTTCGTAACCGCAAGGTCCCCGTCGTGTGGGTGGACGACGACACACTTAAGACCAAGGAAGAGGAGGATGATTCAAGCGACTCCGACTATGAGGAGAGTGAAGAGGATGACGAGAGTGAAGACGAGAGTGAAGAGGAGGACGGCGAGGAGGACGAGGAAGAATCCACCCTCAAGCTCCCCAAGGGTGCCAAGGTGTCGGTCAAGCTTCACATTCATCAGTTTGCAGGAGGCAAGGGAGGACGCATTGACATTGATCAGGAGAGCGAGGACGAGTCTGAGGAGGACGAGGACGAGTTCATTGCTCACATCATGGACAAGTATGTTCGCCCCACAAAGGGCATGGTTCCCAGTCGCAAGTCGCGTAAGGAGCGGGAGGATCCTGATGTGCCGGCCCTTTCTCTGAATGAGGAAGAGGAGGGGTACTTTGAGGATCTGTCCAAGTCCAAGCGCCGTCGCCTGAATGAGCAGATGAAGGGTCTTGCCAAGCTCGTGTCCGACGGTGACATTCCCTACAAGTTCCGTGTGCTGGGGCTTCCGATTCCGGATGCGCTCAAGGCAGCGGTCATTCGCAAGATTGACATGCTGAATGAGATGGACTCGGATGGTGGAGAGGTTCACAAGCTCAAGACATGGGTGGATGGGTTTCTGCGGATTCCCTTTGGAACCGTGGTTCCGCTGCCGGTGAAGTTTGCCGAGGATCGGACCAGCTGCTCCAAGTTTCTCGCCGATACGCAGGCCACTATGGACAAGGCGGTCTACGGAATGAATGCCGCGAAGGCGCAGATCATGCAGATTGTTGCCCAGTGGATCGCCAATCCGTCATCGGTGGGCAACGTGATTGCTCTGAAGGGTCCGATGGGAGTAGGCAAGACGTCCTTCGCCCGCCACGGTGTTGCCGAGGTGCTGAAGCGTCCCTTTGAGTTCTTCTCGCTGGGTGGCGCATCGGACTCGGCGAACTTTGTGGGTCACTCGTACACCTACGAGGGTGCGACCTGGGGCCGCATTGCCGATGCGATCATGTCGGCTCGGTGCATGAACCCGGTGATCTACTTTGATGAGCTGGACAAGGTCTCCACGACGGCACACGGCGAAGAGATCATTTCCATGCTGATTCACTTGACAGACCGGTCGCAGAACTCTCACTTCCACGACCGCTACTTTGCGGGAGTTGACTTTGATCTGAGCCAGTGTCTGTTTGTGTTTAGTTTCAATGACGAGACGAAGATCCACCCGATTCTGAAGGACCGCATGCAGGTGATCAACTGCGCAGGATACACGGCGGACGACAAGCGGTCCATCGTGAAGCAGTATGTCTGGCCTCAGGTCCTGGAGCGGATCAACATGAAGGACGATCTGACCATCACGGACGATGCGATCAAGTTCATGATCTCTGAGTATTCTCACGAGGAGGAGGGCGTTCGTGTTCTGATCCGAGCGGTGGAGACA